CCGCTCATCGAGCGAGAGCGGCTTTTCCCGAGCTCGAGGGGTGTGAGGCGCCTCTCTCATACCTTTTCTCTATAGGTGTGAGACCTGAGACCCCCCCCTCTCACACCCGTGTGAGACCCCCGTGTGAGACCCCTTAAAGCCGGCGTGCCTGGGCGCGATAGCGTTGCATCGAGCTCTTGCCGATCCCTAGGCCGAATTCCGCTTGGAACCGCTCCATCATTTCCATGCACGACATGTTGGCGTCGCGCTCGAAGAGTTTCTTCACTAGCACGACGCGATCGTCCTTCTGTGCGGCGCGATCTTCGTTTAATTGATTGGGCCGTTCTTCTTCCCATTTACCGCAGATCCCTGGCTCTTTGTGTAACGCGAAGTCGTGCTGCTCATCGATCGCTGGCCGGCCGCGCAATTGAAACGGACCGACCGGCTCGAAGTTGGCCGGCTTGAGATTCTGTACGTGTAAAATATTTTCGTGCTGCTCCATCTGGAAGACGCCGTGCGCGGTGCCCACGAGTGCGCCGAGGTCTGCGGATCCGCGCATCATGTTTTCGAGCGTCATCTCCTGCGCGCCGCGTAGGTTCTTTGGCGAGTGATGCGCGAAGACCACTAGTTTGGCGCCGGCGCCGAGTAGATTGAAGATGTCCGTGGCCAGGCCTTTCTGTACGTCCGCGGCACTGTTCTCGTCGCCTTCCAGGAAGCGGATGGCGGTATCGAGGAACACTGGACAATTCTTGCAGCTCTCGAGCATGCGCGGATCCTCGAGCTTGACCATCGGACCTTTGGAAAGCGTGCGCACCAGTAAGCGGCCTGCGAGCGCGTAGTCGTAGAGTCCTAACAGAAGCAAACGATGCTTCAGCACTTCGATGGTCGCTTCCGGAATGAGGTAGACGACGTGCTCGAAGCGCTCCACCACATCGAAGATGCCCCACAATTTTTCGCCCGGTCCCTCGAGAAGTTTCTTGGCCGTCGACAACATCACAAACGTTTTGCCGTGCCCGGCCAGGCCGGCGATCGCGTTGGCCATATTGTTCTGATAGAAGCGATCGATCGCAAAGGTCAGCGGCTTGGTGGTGTCCCACTCTGCGCGCGTGTGATAGATCTCGCGCGCCAGCAATTGATTCCAATCGATGGCCTCTTTGTCGACGTACTCGAGGAACGCCTCGCGGCTGAATGGCCACTCGCTGACGTCTTTGATGCCTTCCGGTAACCGGCACATGCGCACACTCTTGCCGGTTTTCTTTACTCCCGAAGCGATGGTGTCGCCGTGTGGCAGGCCGGCTTTGTCGTTGTCCGGAATGATCACTACGTGCTTGCCGCGCAGCATCTCGTTGAACTCTTCGCGCCACTTGCCGGCGCCCATGGGATTGGTGGTGGCCACCAGGCTGAACTTGTCGCGCATGGTGAGCACATCTTTTTCGCCCTCGACGACATACACCGTTTCGGCTTTACTCACCGCAGGAAGATTGAACAGCACCAGGCGCACACCCTGGAGATCCCACTCCCAGTCGCCGTTTGTGCCAGGCCGGCGCTGCCGGAAATCTTTCGGCTCGTAGCGCACCGACTCGAATAACTTTTTGCCGCGTTCGTCTTCGTAGCTGTAGGTGGCTACGATTTTCTTCGCCGGCATCTCGATCGGCGGTGGCGGCGGCGGCATCTTGTGCGGCTTGGCGTGCCCGTTCGGTCCGTGCGCCGGCTCATCGAAGAACAGTTCGCGCTCCTCGAGCGCGAGTGCACGGCAGAGCTCCGCGAGCGTACAACCGGCGTGACATTTCAAGAGCACGCGATCGTGCGTGGCTCGAGCACTGAAACTTTTATTGCGATCTCCGTGGGCGTGGGCGTTGTGATTCGGACACGAGCTAGTGAACTGGTCGGAACCTTTCCACTTCACGCGCTGACATCGATCGGCAATGACTGCCAGTAGACCTTGCAATGCCCCTCCTTACAAGGGAGCGAGGAGCGATGTGTAAGGCACCGCTCCCCACAAAACCTGGTGTCTTGAGTCACCAGGCGCCAGCTTGCCGAAGGCTCGGCAGGCCGAACTCTATGTCACCGGCCGTTCATGCGCCAGTGATATTCACTTCAGGTTTTCCACAACGAAACGGTCGCCGTTGCGGATCACCAGGTAGCGCTGTCCGGTCTCCGGATCGTACAGCTTGCAAGCCAACATCTGCCAACTGTCGTCACGCACGCAGCCGTAGAAGTGCAGGCTCTTTTCGTCGGGTACTCCGATCGGAACGTCCGCGCGCAGGTGCAATGCCAGAAATGTCGCCCAGGTCAGGAGCGCCAGGGTCACCAGGAACAGCAGCGCTAACCATTGTCGCTTCATCGCACACGCTCCCGGCCGACGATCTGCGCACTGAAAGCCTTGCGGCACTCGTCGTTCGAACAGAAAAACACCTCGATGATCACGCCATCCGGAAAGTCCTGGCGCAATCGGTGCAATGTGAGCGGATCCTTCCCGCAGTAGGGACACACCGCGAAGATGATTTCCGGCTCAGGCTTGGGGGGTGTTGACATCGATCTGCTCGATTCTCGCACCACTGGCACCGATCAAGAGCATCGCGAAGTACCGAGCACGATCGTTCTCGATCTTGAACCAGCGCAGCGTTCGGCCGAAGTCCACCAGCACGAACTTGCCATCGCCGCGGACCTTCAAGTCCTCGTCATTCGGCCAGGGCTTTTGCAGGTCCGCATACAGTTCGTTACGGAAATCGTCAGAGAGTGTCGTGATCAGCCGGCGGATCTCCTGAAGCGTCTCGAGGTCCGTCATGAGGCCACCGCCCGGCTGTGCTCTTTCTCTTCGCGGCGCACCACCACGCCGTCGATCGCGGCCTTGAATCCGAGCGCCTCGACCACCTTGCGGATCTTGGTCTCGTCGGGCGAGCACAGCTCGCGCGGCACAGCGTCCGGATCCACGATGTCGAACACAAAGCGCTCGGTGATGTACATGCCTTCTTGCTTCGGCACCGCCGGCGCCGAGTTGAGGATCGGTGGCGGCACGCTGATGGCTTTCTCGCGGAAGAGCTGCGCAGTCTCGTGATCGCCGCTCTGCTCGGCCACCTTCGCCGCGGAGAGTAGCTCACGCTTGGACTGCTGCTGCAACGCACGCTGCGCAATGCGATCGCGCTCGGCTTGGGCAGCTTCCTGCTTTTGGCGGAACACCGCACGTAGGTTAAACAAGCGCTGTTTCTCGCTCTCGAGCGGCTCGAGTTGCGCCTTCTTGAACTTCACGCCGAGCTTGTGCAGCTTGTCGAGCGCCTGCACAAACGGCGTGGCCACCGCTTCGATCCACTTGGTCGCTTCATCGAGCCGCGGGATGATTGCGCCGGCGGCTAGAAAGTGATCCTCGCTCGTGATCGCCTTGATGCTGCGCGCCTGGTTCAACACCGGCGCACAACGCTTGGCGATGGTGGCCTCTTGCGGCGCGATGGGCATCTCCCACCGCACCTTCTCAATGGCTTCGGGCTTCTTTTCTTTCATGCGTTCTCCTTTGTGTACATGGCATCGAACTGCTTCTTCCAGGTGCTCACGTACAGCAAGCTCGTGAATACGTAGAAGTCGGACTTCTCTTCGAACATACTGATCTTCGGCAGACCGCTCTCGCGCAACTGCAGCGCCACGCGCTTCCGCGCCATGAACCGCGCCAGCGGCGCCGCCCAACGTTTGTGCTCCAGGCCGGCGGCGTAGCCGGCCAGCTGCACGCCGTGATGCGGATAGATCGCACCGATCTTCAGATCGAGCACCGTTTCGCTGCCATCGAGGATCCCGGCGCAATCGATCTGCATGCCGTACGGCATAGCATTGATGGTCGCCACGGTCTGGAACTCAGACAACTCCGGCGTGAAGTTCATTTTCTCTTTGAACAGGATCCAGCTGTGCAGGTAGGGCTTCACTCGTTTGTCGTAGCTGCCGAGCTTGCCGATGTTGTGGAGGTGGCAGGCGAGATGCACTTCGCGGCCGAGCTCCGAGCGCCGCTCGAGCACGTCCGCATTGACGCGCGCGAACGGCACCAGGCCTCCGGTCGCCAGCATCCAGGTGCACGCCGGCACCACCCGCGTGCCGACGCTGTATTCGTGTGCACCAGGATCGAAACTGAACGCCGAACTCATAGCACGATCCCTTCGGGCATCTCCGCATCGCGCAGCTGATGCACGTGGAAGCAGTTCGGATGGCTTTTACGCGGCAGCACGATCGCGCCGTTGAATTCGCTGCCGGCGCCGGGAACGAGATCGTACCAAGCGGTGAAGATCTCATCCCAGGTCGGATAGCGATGCGGACAACTGACGCTGATGTGCCAGAGGCCAACTTCTTTCGCCACACACACGGTGGTGTCGCCCCACTTGTACCACTTGGCATTGTCACCAGTGCCCGGCAGGTGCGGCAAACGCACCTCCACCCATTCGGCTTTGCGCAGGCGAATCACGGCTTCGCTTTCACCAGCTTCAGCACTTCAGCGTACTGCGATTCGCGGATGGCGCCGACGGTCGAGACCTTGAAGGCGGACTTCAATCGCGACTGCACCTGGTCGATGGTCCAGCCGGCGCCCATGGCGATGTTGTAGATCTCCGTCTGTTGCTTGGTCGAGATCAGCTTGCCGATGTTCGGCGCCGGCGGGATCTTGGCCTTGGGCACTCCCGTGGCCGGTTCCTTCGGCGGCTTTTTCTTTTCGCGCGGCGGTTTGTCCTTGCTGCCGTCCTGCTCTTCCGCCTCGGTGGTCGGCTCGATCGGCGCCGGCCCGAGCGAGAAGGCCTCGGCCGCGGTCGAGGTGCCCTCGCGGATGGCGTTGTAGATTCCGCGCAGCGTCACCAGTTCGTCTGCGCCGATCTTGCTGACAGTCTTCACCCCAAGCACCTGAAGGATCGCTTCTTCGGGAACGTCCAGCTTGGTGAACGCGGCGAGCGCTTGCTTGCGCCGCTCCGCGATGTCCTTCTCGGCCGGCTTGGCATTCTCGAGCGCTTTCTCGTATAGCGGCAGCCAGAACATTTTCGGAATACCCTTCAGCACCGCGTTGCGGAAAGCAATTCCCGCCGCCGCGGCGCCGGTGGTGCCGATCATGTCGTCGTCATAGCGCGATCCGTCTTTGCGCGTGATGCGCCGTTTGATCTCAAAAGAGATCGCTACGTTGGTTTCCAGATCGTGGAACACGCCCTGGCTGACCACCTGCTTTTCTTCGGCGCCGAGTACGCGCGCGCCGATGCGGCAGTTGCGCCAGTTCTGTCCGATGATCTCCGCAAAGCGCACGCTCGGACCTTCAATGAGCTTTCCGCCGCGCGGCAGTTTGTAGAACATGGTTTCGGAAATTTCCTGCGAATAGGTGACCATCTGCGCAGCGCCTTGCTGGAACTGCACCATCGATCGCGGGAATTGTTTGGCGGTGGAGATCTGCAGATCGATCTCCGCCTTACTGATCGCCAGCAGATCCGTAGGTGCTACCACTTCGAGCATCGAGCTGCCGGCGCCGCCATCGATGACGGTGGCCACGGCTTTCTTTTCGGGCATGAATTCTCCTTTCAAAAATCCATCGCCAGGAATAAGGGGAGCAGCAGCGCGGCGATATACGGCAGCAGCACCCAGACAACGTCACTGATTTGAGCGAAACATAGCGGCTTCTTTTTTCTCAAAGTACTCCCGCAGGATCTCGATCACCGTCGGCCCGAAGCCGCGGTCTCGAGCTGAGGCTTCCGCGCGCAGCAGCCGGTACATTCCGCGGGGAATGTACAAGGCTACCTGCCAGCGGTTGCGCACCTTATCCTTCTTAGCAATTCTCAAGGCATCCTCCTGGCAGCCATCATATCAGAGGAATCCCAGAGCTTCCCAGAGTTATCTTCGCCTTACTTTCGGTATTGTATTCGTCTTAGATTTATCTGAGAATAGGAGGGTAGTCAGTCCGACAGGAAAGGAGCAGTCATGACCCGTGAGCAGCAACTGGAGCTGGAGCGGGATCTCACAGAGATCGAATGCGAGCGCTGCGGCTATTGGCCGTGCGTTTGCGGCGATCCGGAATTCGAGACCGCACTCAGCCAGGATCTTTCGAAAGCCGAGGAGGTTGACTGAAGTGGCTCTGATCGAAAAAGCTCTGAAGAATCCCATCGCCGGCGTCCGCACGTTCCACGTGGACTCCGAATCCACCACCGACAAGTACATCGTCGTCGAAGTGAAGCGCGACGGCCGTACCACCTACTATTGCAACTGCGGCGACTTTTTCTACCGCAAGCTGCCGTTCGTGGGCACCAATTTGTTCTCGCTCTGCAAGCACGGGCAGGCGGTGAAAGACGCGGTGTCCAAGTGAAAGGCTCCGCACGCATCAACCTCAACCTGGACCGCGAGCGCTACCACACGAAGAAGGAAGAGCGTGAGCACTTCGCCGGCTTCGGCAAGCTCGTGGATCTCTGCCGCAACCTGAAGCGCAGCCAGCTTCGCTACTCTGTGGTGTTCGCGAACCAACCGCACGGTTGGGTGGCCACGGTGAACTGGAGCCGCCCGTGAAACACGCCTTCGTGATCCAGAATCGCGAAGGCCGCATCGTGGGTCAGGCCGAACGTCTGACCCGCGGCGCGGCCACCCGCCGCAACAATTCCTTGCGCAAGGACGGTCAACCGTTCCGCTATGTGGAAGTGGCCAACCTGAACAGCATCCATCCGAACTTCGGCGGCGTCTGCAAGGATTGCGGCGCCGGCACGTTGAACAACCGGGTCGCTCCCGCCTTCGTCCGTGATGAACAAGCGCACGCTTTCAAGTGCCTGACGTGCGGCTCGTTCCACGTGGATCTTACTGGAGAGACACCATGAGCTACACCATCGGAGATCGTTTGAAGTGGAAGTGGGATGCGCGCAGTCCGTTGTGCGCCGGCCGCAAGGCCAAGGTCACCGCTTCGCGCTACTGGGGCCTGCACGTCGACTTCGAAGATGGCCAGTTCCCGTTCGATCGCTGCTTGTTCTTTGAGCGCGATTGGGCGGCCGACCTGGAGTTCTACGTCGGCGCCGAGGTCGTTCAGGAATACAGCGGCCAGTGGCGCGCCGTTTACCACGGCGACGAAGAAGCCGGCGACCGCCACGGTTGGGGATCGAACGCCGAAGAAGCGCTGGCCGAGCTCGGCGAGAAACTCCTCGAGCGCGTGGATGACCGCCTGTACGACCTGGTCAACGCCGGCGAAGTCGACGACGACGTGTTCACGGAGATCGATGGCTTGGCCTATCTGCCGTTCTGACGTTGCCGTGCCGCCGCTTCCCTGGAAGCCGCGGCGAAGTAACGACAGTCCGAAAGGAGAAGTTGGGATGAATATAGATCAGGTGAGGGAAATCCAGAAGCAAGCGCTCGCGAGTGCGGAACTGAAGATCGGCAACGATCGTCTGCCATCGCTCACGATCGCGGTTCTCTGCGAGCTCGCCCTGCAACTGCGGGAGATCGATCACAGTCTGAACGCGATCTCTTCCGCGGTGGATGAGGTGGGCGCATGAGCTTCAACGTGGAAGTGATAGCCGATAGTTCCGGCCAGTGGGTGGGCAACGGCTTGTTCTTCGCGACCGAGCAGGAAGCGAACGACTACGCCAACGACCTGTTTTGCCGCTGGACCGCAGTCCGTGAAAAGCGCGTGGTGACGTCCGAAGAGCCGGCGAATTACTCGTTCGCCGGTTTCCGCCTCGCAGCCATCGAGAAGAAGAGAGGTGAGTGAAACATGGGGATTCGCATCGCGAAGTTCGAAGGCGAAGACAAGTGGATCGTGTTCCAGAGCGTGACCGAGTCATGCTATGAACCGATCTTCTTCGACGAGCTCTCCGCTTGGCTCTTTGCGCATCACTACGAACAGATCGGCCTGCAGCACCCCGATCATCGTAGCGATCGCGAGTTCAAGGTGGGCGAGGAGATCATCAGCTTCGTCCGCGAAAGCTACGGCGGATCCGATGACTACGCCGAGACCGAGTTGTACCTCGACGAAGTCGCGGACGTCACGCAGCTTCTCAGCCGCGGCGACGAGATCCTGGCCGAGCTCTACACCGCGTTTCTCGAGCACCGCTTGACCGGCATTCCGCCGGCCGTGCGCACCGCACCGCAGGAGAGCGACTAATGAACTGGGCGCTCTTTTTCCTGTTCGCCACACCGTTCGTGCTCTGGTATCTCGCCGATGCCAGAGCGCGATCGCGCAATCTGCGAGGTGGCAAATGAACACCGGCCCACGCAAATTCCGTCTGGTGCTCGAGCGCGAGGATGGCAGCTGGATCGACAAGATCGAATTCAGCTGGTCATCCGGCGGTCTCGGCCAACGCATGTTCGAAGCCGCGCTCCAGATTCTGGAGACCGACCGCATCTGCGAGGACCATGATTGGCACACCCACCGCTGCATCCAATGCGACCGCGTGACCGACACCAAGTGCTGGTGCGATCACCCCAATCGCAATGGGACTTGCTCGAGCCGCTGCCAGGCCGCGGCCGATCTCTGAAAGGAGGAACGATGACTACGCAAAACGACCAAGGTCCACGTGTTCATCCTCGATCCACGCGCGATCGTCGGCGTGGCGCTGATGGTGAAAGACGCGGAGGGAAAGGAAGTGGTCGCGATGGCTTCGCCGATTCAACCGCTTCGTCCGATGCCGGGCGATCGGCTGACCATCGTGTTCCAGGCACCGAAGTAGAAGTCTACTTAAATAGAAAAAGCCGCGGATACCTCGAGCGAGGTCCGCGGCTTTTCTTTTTGGCGCGTGCGGAGCGAGAAACTTATTTGTGCTTGGTCGGCGACGGCGCTGGCGTGGTCGGCTCTAGCGTCGTCGGCTCGTGTGCCGCGGCAGCGGCGGCGGCCGCCGGCGGCGGTGGCGCTGCGGCGCTGAGCGTGCCCGGCGTCGCGCCGGCTACGATCGTGGAATCCGTTTGCACGTAATCCTCGCTAGCCCAGTATTCCTTGGGCACCGGCTGCGGCGAATCCGGCACCGCGAGCTCTAGCAGCACGCTGCCCTTCACGATGTCTTTCACCGTGCCGGTCAGCTTCACCACATCTCCGATTGCGAACATAGGTTCCTCCTCGAAAAAAATCGGGAGCAGAAGGTCCGACACCCCTGCTCCCTGTCAGCTCACGCCATGTGTCTGAAAGGAGAAAGACACGACGAAAGCGTACCACGAAACCCTGGCGGCTCCGATCGCGCGGTATGATAGAATCTAAGACGAAAGGAGCAGCCATGACCAAGGTCAACATCAAGGGACTGGCGCCGCCGGATCACCCGATCTACAAGGAAGGGTGGTCCATCTCGGTCGGCCCTGGCGCGGTGACGGTGAAGCCGCCGAAGGCGCCGAAGCCAGCTCCTCCGAAGAAGAACTCTGGACGGCGCTAAGGCGCCGTTCGGAGTCTCCCGCGAATCCTCCCGAAGTACTTCTCCATGATCTCGGCGATCGCCGGCCGGTACACGTCGCGCACGCGATGCAACGTGCCCGGCGCGCCCGACTGTTGCAGCCGCGCCAGGTATTCCTGGCCGCGCGGATTTTTCGCCCAGTCGTTGCCGAGGAAGTGCACCTCTGCGCCGCCGTGCCATAAGTCCACTTCCGGAATGCCCACCGCTTCGCCGGCGAGCTTCGCGGCGTTCGCCGCGCGCGTGAGCTGTGCCGGATCCGCGAGCCCCAGGTGCCCGCCGACCTTCAGAACGCGAATGCCTACGCCGCCGTTTGGATAACGCACCGGCTGGAAGCCTTCGGCCTCCGGAAAGGCAGTACGGAACGTGTTCCAAAATTTTTCGATTACCCCGCGATCGAGCATGCGATTCGAACCGACTTCGTTGATCTGCAGCCAATGATCTGGTCCCGAATACAACGGCCTCGAGAGCACCACCGCGTCTTGCTGCAGCAGATAGCCGATGGCGTTCGCAGCACGCGCCGCGGCCGCCGGCGAGCCGAGCACGTCGACCACCCCGGCCGGCGTCACGTTGCCCATCCATCCGCCTGGTCCGTAGAAGTTTTGGAATTTGTGGCCGCCGGCTTCGCGCATCACCATGTCCATCAGCGGCTCGCTGACATCTTGCGTGAGTCGCGCGACTTCTTCCTGTGGCAGCGCTTGCCACAGCTGGCCGTACTGCTGGCCGTACGGCGCCTGCGGTGAAGGCACTGCTTCGTACGCCAGGCGCCTGGTGTTGCGATCGAAGATCGCTTCCGGCTGATCCATAGTGCGGCCGAGCATCTGCCCGATCGGCCCCCAGGCATCCGCCTGCGCTTGCGCCGCGAGCCAGTTGCCGCCATCGTAGCCGCGCCGGTTGTACTCGTCTTTCAGGCGATTGTAGAACTCGTTGATGCGCTCGTATTGATAGCGATCGGGCACCCCGCCGCCGCGGCCAGGCGAGCTGAGATCTACCTGGAACTTGTTCGCGACCTGGTCGCCCCAGTTCTCGCGGATCCAGTTGAGCATGGGTTGGTCGATGTAGCCGGCGGCACGCGCTGCATGCGTATCTGCAGCCGCCGGCTGCAAGCCGCGCGCATCGCCGTTCATCCACGTGCGCGTCTCGTGCCCGGTGATGGAATCCGCGAAGTCGTTCAGCTTCGGCCCGGCGCCGCTCTCGGGCGGCTGGCCCTGCAACATGCCGCGGATCGCTGGCGCGCCCATCGGCGGCTTCGCTTCGCCGCCCGTTTCGCTGGCCATCTTCTGGATGGCATCCTCGATGCGGAAGACGTTCTGCATGCCGCGCGACGGTGAAGTTTTTCTCTGCGACAACATGAACGCGCCGAGCTTGCGTTCGGTTGGCTGACCACCTCCGAACTGTTTCTCGAACAGGTTGCGCAGGTTCTCATACCAGTAGCGCCAGTTCTGGCCGCCGCCGAATTGCTTCCCGCGATCGATGGTCAGATCCGCAGCGCGCTCGATCGGCACGTCCGGATGCGCCAGGCCTCCGACGGCGTACTGCTTGCCGCCCTTCTCGAGGATGGTAAGCGGATTGACCGGCAGGCCTTCGCGCGAATCTTGTTCCTTGCGCGCCAGGTCGCGCGCGCCTTCTTCTGGATCGCGCAGCCGCGAGAGCGGCCGGCCGTCGTCGAACTGGAAGAACACCGACTGCACTTGCGGGAGTTGTTCGCTCTTGAACTGGATGCTGCGCGCATTCGGGAATTGCTTTCCCGCTTTCTTGAATGCTTGCCGGCGATCGGGCGCCTCGACCGTTTCCTCCGTGGTCGACAGCAGTCCCGAAGCGGGATCGCGGTGCTCGATTTCGAAAGTGAATGTGCCGCGCGGAGGCCGGTAAGGCTTCAGCTTTTCGGGAGTTTGTAAGCCTGCTCCAGCGCCTGGCGCAGCTGCGCCTTGTGCGACGCCGGGAGTTGCCGGATGGACAGCGCCGCCTGGTGCACCAGCTCCTGGCTCGAGAGCGGCCGTTCCGGTGCCGAGTTGGGTTTGGGCTTGCGCATTGACGAGATCGTTGATGCGCCCCACCACGTGGGTGATGCGCGCCTTCGATGCATGAAATCCTACAGGAAGGTTCTCCTCGCGTCGACCGGCTTCTTCACGAATGATGTCCAGGATCTGCGGATGCTCCTGTAGCTTCAGTTTGGCGCGCTCGACGGCCGCCTTCCACGCTGCCGGCCGATTGGCGATCGGGACGCCGGTGGTCTCGAAGATCTCATTGGCCATTCTCAGATCGCCGGCGAGGCCGCGATTGTGCTGCTCGGGGATGCCGTCGATCAGTTCGTTCGCCGCCGCACCGGACGCAATCATGTCGACCAGGTGCACCACCCACTGCGCACCGAAGCGTGCCGTCATCGCGCGTGCATCGAGCCAGCCGCGCATGTACGGATTGCGGAACTGTCCGAGGCGCCAGGTAACCGCGGCGATTCCACCTGGTCCCGCACGTCCGCGATGGCTGGTCATGCCTTCGGTGGTCATGCCCAGGAAACGTTCGCCGTTGATGGCGTGGCCCCACTCGTGATGCAGTACCTGTTCGGGAGTGATCATGCCGCGCGTCTGCCCTAGCGGGATCGGCATCGGCTTGGTGTACTCGGTCGCTTCCGTTTGCGCCAGGCGCACGATGTCCATCGGCGCATTGCCTTCGCGAATCATCTGCCCGATCAGATCCGCGCGAGAGATCTGTTCCGGCCCGAGGCCGATGCGCTGGCCCACGTGCCGCGTGCCGAGCTCGATCCCGGCGTTCAGCGCCGCCTGGCGCACCTGCACGTTGCTCAACTGCGACAACGCTGCGAGGGTGTCCATGTCGCCATTGGCGGCGCGCACCGCTTCCGGCCCGTTGATGCGCGCGTGCTGGCGCAATCGCGGATCCGGAAATTCACGCTTCAGCGGATCGGTCTCTTCGGTCGGCGGCGGCCGTTCGGGCGTGCCTGGCTGCGGCGCCGTTGGCTTCACTCGCGGCATCTGCTCGCGCTTGGCCTGCTCCTCGACATTCGACATCGCCTGCGCCATGTCCGCCTCGGACGCCGAGATCGGCCGGCCTTCCTGCTCCGCGATAAGCCCTGGGAGAGCTTGTGGCGTAGACGGCAGGATCGTCGGTCTAGGAGCTGCGGGAATACCTCCGCCCTGCGGCACAGGTGGCGCAGGAGCGACGTTCGCGGCCGGGGTGGTGGGCATACCCCCGGCAAACCGCTGCTGCGCCTGGGTGGCCTTTTGCGCGGCCAGATCCGATCGCCCTTCGGGCGGCGTCGCCGCGATCTGTGCCCGTTTCTCGGCAACTCGTTGCGCCAACTGGTCTTCCGTGAAACCTTCGCGCATCTCGATGGAGGCACCGGTTTGCGCATCCTGGAACGACACCAGGCCTGGCGCTGACGGCGGCCGCGCATTGAGCCCGAGCCGTTGGGCCATCGCGGCGGGATCCGGCGGCACCGTAGGCCTTCCGGCGCCCGGTGGCACGCCTACACCGCGCCGTGGAGGCGCTGGCGGCCCAAATACCGGCCCTTTCGGATACTTCGTGGTCGGCGGGATCGGTCCCACGGGCTCGCCGCCGGTGGCTGGCCGTTCCGGCCCAGGCGGCCGCGGCGACCCTCCTCCGGTTCGCGGCAGACCACCTTCAGGCTCCGGAGGCGGCCGGTTGAATTCGCGCTCGAGGATGTCGCCCATCTCCCGCGTGCCGACTTTCGGAATCGGTCCGATCGGCTTGCGTGGCGCCGGCTCGTTCGGTCCGGTCAGCTCGCCGCCAACTCCTCCGTAACGTGGCGCGCGTGCGCGCCCAAAACGTTCGCCATACTTTCCGCCAACGACCATGCCGGCGGTGGAACCAATGTCTCGGCCGAACGTCGGCGCGCCCACTTTTTCGCCGAGATATTCGCCGCCAGCTCCTCCTGCGGCGCCGGCGCCATACGCGCCGGCCAGGCCTCCTACAGTCGCGAGCGGCGCCGTCACTAGTCCCGCGCCTGCGAACGGAGCGCCCATGATCATTGCCGATTGGCCAGTAGCCGCCAGTTGCTCGCTTGGACTGCTGGCGGTCGGTTTCACCTGCGGAGTTTGCGGAAGAAACCCGCCGGTTTTTGAGACCGGTGGAAGATCAGGAGTCGGCGTCGTCCACCATTTTTCTATGCGCTCGCCGGCTCGGCGATACCACGGCTTCTCGCCGCCACCTTGCGCACCGGCCGCCGGCGGCTGGCCCTGCGCCCTCGCCGTTTCCGCCGGCACCGGTCGATCGCGCTCCATGTCGCTTACGTCCTGATAGTCCTCGTAACCCGGCGGCGGGGTGAACTTCTTGCGATCGTCTGCCATGCTTCACCTCTTGCCGCTGATCGGCCGGCCATCTTCATCGACCCAGTGCTGGCCATCGTCCGTAAAAATTTCCCGGCCGGTTTTCGGATCCCGCTTCATGTGCTGATAGAGTTCCGGCACCTTGGGCTGAACAAACATGCCATCGATGATGGGCACGCGTGTGCCACGCAGACGATCGAGAATGAGTTGCGTGTTGCGCAGCTGGTGCATGGCCCAGGCCCGATCGGGCGTGGCGCCGCCAGGCAGTGTGGCGTACAACGCGCGAACTGACGCATCCATCAGGCGGCTGCCCTCGGTGACTTCCTTGGGCATGGCCAGCAATGCTTCGCGCAAGGTGATCAGCGCGGTGATGTACTCGCGCGTGTCAGTGGAAGCGGTGCCGAGATTCCACTTCTTAAAATTCTGCGCCACCCATTCGACTACCGGTATGCCGATCGTCTTATCCACGAAGCTGTCGTTGGTACTCGAGAGCGCCAACTGCACAAGACTTTGCTGCCCGAAGTCGTCGAAGTTGAAATTCCTGGCGGCCTGCGCGACGAGGTCCATGGCGCCCTGCATTTCGTTGATCCTGGTGGTGTGGTCTTGGGCCTTCTCGAGTTCACCGGGCGCCAGGTTGATGGGATGTTCATGGAAGTTGTCCTTATTCGCGTCATAATCCCCGCGACTCAGGTAGTGAACGCGATTGTCCTGATCGACCGCGCGCACTAGCTTGCCGGCGGCTTCCTCATCGCGGCGATGTTGTTCTTCCGTTGCGCGCAGTTCGCGCTGGCGCGCGAGCTCGTCGGTCTGCCGGCGTTGCTCCTGCGTGGCCGCGCCGCTTTCGGTGGCCTTCAATCCGTTAAAGATGCGCGCCTGATCGTCTTTGGTCGCGCCTGGCTGCAGCATGAATTCCGGCGGAAGAGGTTTGCCGGGATTGAAACTCTGGTAGTACGCCTGGTTCTCGGCGTTCTGCTGCGCGATCTCTTGCGGGGTGAGTTGCTGCGCGCCAGGCTTCGGTGCGCCGTACGTCGTCACCGGCGGTGACCACCCTGGCGGCGGTGTCGGCGCGGCCATCGGTGGCGCGGCGAGGCCTCCGACTCTTGGCATTCCGCCCGGCGTTTCTGGCGGCGCTCCGGTGGCTTGCGGCGTCGACGGCAGCAAGAATCCTGGCGTGCCTGGTGTGCGCCATTCCATCTCGCCTTGGCCAGGGAATTCCACCGGGAATTTTACGATCGGCTCGCCCCCGCCAGGTGACGTGGTGTAGGACTCCATGCCGATCGGCCCAGGCTTGCCGTGGCCCATCGTCGCCGTGCGCGCTTTCGTTTCTTCGGTGCGCGCAGCACTCTCCTGGAGGCCAGCTTCGCGCGCTTGCTGCTGCCCGAGCATGTCGGTGACTTTCTCGAGCTCCTGGCGCTTGGCCAGGCGCGAGCCGGGAATGGTTTCGGCCACCCCAGGGAAGAGCGCCGTGCCAACCGTCTCGCCGATGCGCCCGAGAGTTTGTCCTACGCGGCCGAGTGTGGTCTCCGCGCGGTGCGGATAGCGCAGTTCGTTGATCAAATCGTTGCGCCGGCGCTCGAGATAATACGAAGGCGGAGGCGGCGCGCTTGGCGCCGCGGCAGGAGTGGTTGGCAAGGTTTGCGCTTGCGCCGAAGGCGGCAATCCTACCGGCGTCGTTGGCGGTTCTGGCGATTCCGGATAAACGTTCCGAACCGGTATGGTTCCCCAACCGTGGATCGACCATGGCGGCACACGTGGCGGCCGCGTGCTTGGTACGAAATGCGTGCTTGGTAGGAAATCTTGATCGCGATCGTCGCCGTTCATGTCATCCACCAATTCCGAAACTTGATCCGCCGGCGTGCGGCGACAACGCCTGAATCATCATTGCGGTGTTTTGCATCCAGCCGGTCTGATTTGCCTTGCTCCACGCATCGATGTCTTCCGGCACGAGCGACTGCGCTTTCAGTTGCGCGCCGACGTCTGTGCCGTACAAACTCTCGAGCTGCTTCAATGCGTTCGCCCTCTGCTGCTGCTGCAGCATGGCGTTCTTGGTCGCCACATCGAGACCCACGCCGGCGGAAGCGCGGGTTTTTTCTCGAGCAGCTTCGTCGAGTACACCCGCGGATCCGCCAACGTTGCGGGAGCGCGCCGCTCGCAGGCCTTCTTCGCCGGCGATGCCGGAAGCCGCGCCCCCTGCTCCTTCGAGCCCTTGCACCAACATCGCATTCGATTGCGACGGAGAGAATCCCTGCGGGTTGCGCACATCGGCCTCGAGCTGCGGCACTAGCATGCCGCCGATGCCGCCGGCTTGTTCGCCGTAGCCGGCGCCGGTTTGTGCCGCGGTCTTGGCCGCCTGGCTGGCCGCTTGCGTCGCCGCTTTGATCCCGGCAATTGGTTCCGACGCGCCGGTCTCGGGATCCCACCGCACACGTCGTGTCGTTTTGTTTTTCATTAGAGATACCGAAAGAAAAGTTCGCCCCAACCTTTGACCCAACCGAGATCTTGCATGCGCTCGGCGAAACGTCCTTCCATCTGCGTCGCGGCGATGTCCAGGCCTCGCGATCGCGCTTCTTCCATCGCCGCACTCTGCAGCACCAGTAGCGCGTTCATGCGCTCTTTCGGCGAGAGCCAGGTGTGATCGACGAACAGCAACGCCGAAATGAACAACCGGCCGAACACCGCCATGCGCGGCTCGTCGTTCTCGTCGGCCATCACCTTCTTCACCAGCATCAGCGGATGGTCGAGCTGCGGCATAGCGTACGCGGGATTGCCGTGCAGCTTCTCGATCGCGGCGAGATCCTCGGGACGATATTCGCGGATCATTGGACCTTCGGTGCCGGCGCGCGCTTCGCAGTGACCGCCGGGCGATACAGCACAAAGCCCAGGCCGGCGCCGCCCTGTGTCCCATCAGGTCGACCCGTGCCTGAGCCCTGGCTCGGCAAGAGCGTTAACTGCGAAGATCCGCTGAGGGTGACCGCGGTGGGCGCGTAGCGGGATCCGAAGTAGATGTGCTTGGTTTGCGGATCCGATCCCATGTACTGGCTGTACGCGCGGAAGTAATAGTTCTGCGTGGCGCCGAGACCATCTTTCGCCGGCAATGCGAGTACGCGGCCGCGCGAAGCGCCCAGGTGCTCAACATGTGGCTGCGCGAACGATGGATCATTCACCGAATACTCCAGCAGGTACTGGATGTTCTTGTTCATCGGCTGCGAATCGTTCAGCGTCACGTGCACGTGATCGCTGCCGGCAGCCACGTTAATTCCGGCGATCGGCGGTGGCGGCGAATTCTTGCCCTTGGTGTCTGCGCCGAGATGATTCAGCGTGGTGTTGATGGCGTCGAACCAGCCTTCCAGCAAATTGCCGAGCACCGGATTCGTGTTCTTGATCTTCTTCAGAAATTGCGAACTGTCGATCATGCGGTCACCGCGTTCCAGCCGCGGATCGGAGACCAGGGATCCGGAATCAGCGGCACCACGAGTTTGGAGCAACGGAAGCTCGCACCTACCGCGTTGGTGCCCACGCGGATGAAGAAGCGATTTCCTTTCGCGTTCACGCCGAGCTCGAGATCGCCTTGCGAGATCGCCGGCAGCGGCAAGATGTCCAGCACGTACGGCGAATTGAAGGGCGACTCCGGATACACGTAGGGATTCAAGATCCCGTTGCCGATCGCCAGCACCGTGAGGTAGGGAAACTCCATGCGCCACAAGCCGAGACCTTTCGCGTCGGCCATTTCCGGCTTGGTGAAGCCGTAGCTGATCCAGAACGAATTGATGGCCAGGCCGTCGTCGGCGAGCGCGGAGGCCTGCAGCGCAAAGATTTTGGAATCCCGGTAGCCGGTGCCGAACCACTGCGGCCACTGCGAATTGTTGCGCGAGATGAAGTCACTGTACGGGCACTGAATATTCCAGAACGACCACTTTCTGGCCGGCTCCGGTGACATGAGCCGCCCCGTGTATGTGGAACGAATCGGTCCGGTCTGCGCCAGGGCGCCCCCAGTGTTCAACTCGCGATAGTTGCACATCAGGATCACGTTCGGCGTGGTGGGATTCGCGTTCACCGGAAATTCCGGCATGAATGGATTCGGCGTGGGAATCGGAATGCCCACGGTCAGGCGCCGCTGCTCCGGATCGTTGCGCAACCATAACGTGTAGCCGTACTGCCAGTTGATGAGATCCCACACCGGCTGGATCTCTTGCGAGATCTTAATCGGCTCACCGCCTTCGAAGAAGTGCACGCCTTCGCGATCGGCGGTAAGCATCCAGCCTTCGCCGTAATCGTATGCGTTCTGCCCGATGGTGCCGACCTTGTTCGAAACTTCTTTCCAGTTCCACTTGTTGGGCTCGGTCACGCCGTTATCGAACGTCGAGTACCAGGATTTTTCTTTCAGCGCGTACAGCAGGTCGAAGAGCTCCGCGGCGCCGTTGATCGGCTGCATGTTCTGCGCCGGCCCGCACACTCCGGTGACCAGGTCGTAAGCCTCCTGATTCGACACGTAGCTGCCCTTGAGCGCCACGGTGTTCGCCGGCGTGAGCGTAGGGAACGGTTCCACGCGATCGATCACGATCGAGGAGTTGTTCGGAATGTTCTGCGCCCAGATGCGCAGCTGCAGATCTTTGTTGTTCAGCGTCGAGGTGGTCAGCGGAATGGTCAGCAGCGTACCGGTGAAGATCTGCATGGAGCTCGAAAGCGAAGTGAGCGGCAGCGAGAACGTGCCGCTCGCCACGCCCACCGTGGGACTGAACAGATCCACGATCAGATTTCCGGAAGCGATCGGCGTGGGCGCCGCGGCCGCAATGCGCACGCTGTAGAGCGTGTTGGCCTGGATGATCGGCACACCGAATTCGTCTTGCCAGGCATTCTGCGTGAGCATGCCGTACTTGGCCTGGCTCGAACCCGAGGTATTGGAGATCTGATAGCTCCACCCGAACACCGGGCTCGACAGCAGCAAGCTGCCGCCGCTGCCGTTCGTGGGATCGAGCGTCCAGCCGAGCGGCACAGTGATGTTGGCGCCTTGGATCACGCTGCCTTTGTAGCCGCCATCGAAACTTAAGTTGCGGAAGTTGGTGACCTTGGCTTGCTCGCCCCAGGCGAACAGCCGCGAAGAATAGTTCACCAGGCCGCGGCAGCTGCCGAGCTCGATGGTGTTGAAGAGATTATTTCCTGGGATATCGATCGCGGTGGCGCTGAGCAGCACGGTGTCCGAGAAACTGAATTGTGCGGTGGTCGAAGAGTTGTCGTTGACGATGGTCGACAAACTTTTCTGCGTGACGCCGCCAACGGTGACGTCCACTTCCTGCGGGATGTAGAAAAAGTTTCCGCCTCCCGCGCCGGTAAAGAACACAATTCGAGCGACGACGTTGGGCGGCCCTATCGACAGGCCAGTCACGGTGATCGCGCCCGAGGATCCGGTGATGTTGAACGTGCTGATCGGCGACGGCTGCGTGATGTAGCCCGATCGCGTGAGGAACGAATAGCAAACTTTGCGAATGCCGACGGCCACGAGCCCTTGCTGCACCACCAGGCCGCCGGATCCTGAATAGCCGGTGACGATCTGCCCGGCGTCGAAGGTGAACACCGTGCCGGCCACGATCGCGGTGGCTTGCGGCGTGGCGTTCTGCGTCTGCAGCGGAATGTCGACGGTGTTGAAGGAGATCGAGAACGTGCCACCGCCGACGGCGCTGATCGCCGCGGTGCGATTGAACACGTTGATGTCGCCGAGGCCGCTGCCATTCAGGCAATTCGTGACCGTGACGGTTTGTCCCACAGTGGGCGCCGTGGATCCCGGCAGCAGCGTGTACGAATAGATCAGCGTGTTGCCCGAGGCCTGCGCCGAGTTGATGGTCATCTGCGAGGTGTTCGGCGCTTGCAGCACCGTCCAGGTGCCGTCGTAGCCGCCTGGCGGTCCGCCGCCGGTGCCCGAGATGGTGATGGAGCTACCGACACCGACGTTTGGCAGCGGATTCTGCATGGTCACCGTGGCGATGCACGATTGATAGAACCAACCGGAGGTCGGCGTGCCGCCGGATCCGTAGTCGGCCGAATATGCCCAGGTCGTGGTGGGAGACGGCAGCGTGAACGTCGGGCACTGCTCGCTGCCGCCGACAATCTGCTGCGACACCGGACCAACGGTGTACGTGCCGTTCAAGTTGTACGGCAGCGTGCCGCCGCCTTTGAGTGGAAACGGATTGGTGACGGAACTGAGCACCACGGTGGTGCCGCTGCCGAATGTCGGCGTGTACGGCGGCAAGGTTTGATAGGGATTCGACGGCGTGCGGCCTTCGCCATAGATCACCAGGAGATTGCCAGGCGTTGAATCATTCGGCGAGGCCGCGGTGCCGAACGCGATGCGGCGGATCTGCACTTTCGGCTGCTGCGTGATGGTCTGAATGGCGATCGAGCCGGATCCGCCGGTGCCCGTGCCGGCGGAGGAGGCCTGCGGCGCCTCGCCTGGCCCGACCATCGAGATGCGATCGAGGTTCGTGCCGTTCCACTGCCGCGGCACGTCCGTGCCGTTCAGCAGATTCGAGAACGCGATGTACTCGATGTCCGCAAACGTCACACCCTTCGCGTAAGTGTTCGCGAGAATCGTCGTGAAGATGGAATTCAGCACGCCGGCGTTGGTGTCGACGTCTTCGTCCCACAGCACGCCGTTGGCGTCGAGCACCATGGTGTCGATCTCCGCGTCGGTCTGCTGGTAGGTGTGCAGCCAGTTGATATTCGCTGGAGGCGACGGCGAGAGGAACACGATCACTTGCACGGCGTAGAGCGAGAACGTTACCGGCACCGCGGCGGCCGGCGTGATGTCCACGCCGAATAGTGGATTATTGAAAAAAGACGGAGTAAGAGCGACGCCCCAGGGAGTCGTAGGCGTTCCGACGTTGATCACGCCATCGACCGCGGGAAGCTGCACGGTGAACGTCGGCGTGCCTGGCTGCGCGGTAAGCCCGACAGTCAGCGTGGCGCTCGGATCGAGCGAGCTCTGATGGCCTGAGAGCCGAATCTGCATGCCGGTGATGGCCAGATTGGTGCCCAGGAGAAAGCCGAATTGCTGCGCGCGCAGCAATTGTCCGGAAGACGTCGGTCCGGTATTTTGCAGATTGGAGATTTCCGCGACCAGGAAGGTGCCGCCGGTGCCACCGCTGCCGGTGATCGTGAAGTTGAACGTTTGCGGCCCGTTGGTGATGTTCTGCAACAATAACCACGCGGTGAAAAACGGCGTATTTCCACCTGGTCCCATGAGCGAAGAGACCACCACGTAGTTGTTGAGTTTGTTATCGCTGCCACTGATGCCCGTGGCGCTGGTGATGAAGTTGCTGGCCACGCCGATGAGCACGGAATTCCCGGAGGCGACCGGAGCGCCGAGCGCCAGCGATCCGGTGAGCCCCGAATAGACCGCGGTGGCTTTCTGCGGATAAACCGGCGCGCCACCCACGGTGAATGCGGAAAACGCGGAGACGCAGCAACCGGTGGCGCCAGCGGTGTACTGCGCGGTGAGGTTGGCAGGATTCAAACTGCCGAGCGCGGTGGTCCAAAAATAAGCCGGCCCACTGATCTGCGTGCCGTTCGGCAGGATCCCCGTAGGACTATTCGAATCGACCACGCTGAAGACGTATTCGTTCGGAGCTTGCGGGTTGAACGGTCCGTAGCCGAGCGTGCCGCTGACGCCGGTCGAATTCGACGCGGTCACCGGTTGATCGACGGCCGGCACCGCGGGATTGAAGCCGCCGACGTTGAGTGCCATCGTGGCGTAGGTGCCTGGCGTATTCAGCTTGATGTTGTTCGGATTCGACCACGCCGTGGCGCCGGGTGGAATGCTCTGCGCCAGGCCCGGCAAATTTCCTTGATTGAGCGAGCCGTACACGATCTGATTCACGCGGCCGGCGCGCGTGAACACACTGCCAGGGTTGAAGTCCACGTCCTGGTTGAACGGGGATGCACCTTCCGGCAGATCTTCGGGCGCCAGCTCGGGCACAGCACCGCCGAACACGGTGAGCGGGACGCCCTGAGTCCCGAGTACGTTGTCCATGGATCAGATCAGACGCGAGGGAAGACCGCTTGGAACTTCACCACGTCCGTAAAAATGTTCGGCGTCGCGGCGTTGAGCGCGGTGGCGTTGGTCAACTCCACAGGCGCCGCGGTGCCGGAACCGCCGCCAGCAATGATCATCAGTTTTTTCGTACTGGAATTGTATTCGTATTCCCAACCCGATCCCGACTGCGTGGCGACGTACACCGCGAGCGGCACGCGATCGGCATACGGCCCGAGATTCGCGAGTGCAAACCCCGCGAGCGCCAGCAAGCCGCCGGTGGCGTACGTGTCCGCCGCCGCGCTGAACACCACCGTACCCGAAAACGTGATGGTTTCTTGATCGACGCTTCCGAGGCTGGTGGGCTGCTGCGTGGTGATCAGGTACTTTACGGTTGCAGTTGCCATTGTTTCTCCTTACGTGGTCGGCACTACGTAGTACCAAACCAAGATCGATGCGGTGCCGTTGCCGGCGGCCAAATTGTTGGTCAGCTTGTTGATGGTCATCACGGCATTGTCTTCCGATGGCGGATTGCCGGCGGTGTCTGTCGCGCCTGGCCAGGGAAAACTTTGAATGCGCCGATTCGGCGAAGTGGTCACCAGAAAAATTGCATTGGCAGCCAGCGCGGCGATGGCGCTGCCAATGCTGAACTGCACCGCGCCGCCGGCATCCGTGTAGGCGATCGAGCCGCCGAAAAATTTGATGATGATCATGGTCGGCACGATGGTGAAGCCCACGCCCGGCGCCGGCACGAGTGTAATCGGCGTGGTTTGCAAAGCGAGAAGATTCGCGGAGGTGAGCGGCGTGGTGGTATTCGGAAGATCTTGCGCCACGAACGAACGAAACGTGGGCGTGCTTGCGGCACCCGAGGAAGGCCCGGCCCACACGGTGTTGGCCGTCTGCGTGACGAGCGAGAGGGTGTCGGCCAGCGTGCCCGAGGTGGTGATCGGCGATCCGCCGACCGAGGCGCTGAACACGCTACCTGGGACAGTCAGAGTATGCGCCACCGAAGTAACTGTCCCGGTTCCAGCCGGCATGTCCGCGGCCACCAGCGCGCGGAAAGCCGGCGCCGCAGGAGCTCCGGTAGTCGGCCCGGCCCACACGGTGTTGGCCGTTTCGGTGGCTTTGGTCGCCGTGAGTGTGCCGGATCCGGTGACTGGCGATCCGGTGACCGTGAATTCCGCCGGCAAGCTCAAGCCCACGCTGGTGACTGAGCCGGCGCCGGCGCCGCCTGGCACCACCGGCTGATCGGCGAGGATCAGCTGATTGGTGATGCGCCCTTGCGTGTCGTAGATCTGCACGGTGTAGATCCCGACGGCCGCGTAGAAGAAGAAATTGCCGAGCTGATCACTGAGAAACGGATTCGGCAGCGCGGAGGTGGCGAAGGCGCCGCCGGAAACATACGTTCCAGGATTCGCGACTGGCGCAAGCGTGACTGGTGTGGTGGCCACCACGTTCAAGCCAGCGACGCTGACCACTTGCCAGATCCCGTTGTAGCCGGCGGGATTGACGCCGGTGATCGAGATATAGCTGCCAGCAATCACGTCGGCTGGCACCGCGCCCGAAAACGCGAACGTCAACTGCTGCGTCAGCGTTGACCAACTCGCGGTCGTGAGTGTGCCGGTGTTCGATACCGTGGCGCTGAACAATGCCGCGAGCGGCGAGCCTGGCTGCGTAGTGGTGACCGCCGGCTGCGTAAGCACCGCGATCGAGGCGCCGGCGAGCGCCTGGCCGGTGGTCGATTGCACGCGGCCGTCGTAGCGCGATTGGTTCGTGCTCATCGGTAGTCTCCACTGAGCGCGCCGTCGATGGTGCCGCCGCCGGCGGCGTAACCCTTCGGCCGAACAGCAATGCGTTGATCCTTGCGCACGTAGCGATTGACGAGCTGATCGCAAGCATCGAGCCAGGCGGCGTTAGCTTCCTGGCGCTGCGCGCTGCCGCGGCTGAAGCTGTAGTAAGTCACCAGCGCGAAGCCCAACGCGTCTTCGCCGTCAATGATCGGGATGGTGGCGGTCGCCAGATTGGTGCCCGGCGAGATGCGCGCGACGCTTTGCTCGTAGCGGATCCTGAGATCCATGGTGTTGGTGCAGCCAACCATGCGGATCGCGTCACCGCGGAATTCCCACTCGCCGAAGTACGGACCAGGGATCCGCGACATCAGCGCGGACTTCGCCGGCCACACCTCGACGAACTGCGCGCCGCTGCCGGTCTGCCGCTGAAACACGTTGAGCGGCAAGATCAGATCCGGCGGCAGCGCCGGCGTGGCCGCGGTGGTTTGCCCGTTGTTGTAGCCGTTGTAGCCGACAAAGACTTGCGTACCGGGATCGGAGTTGGCCACCGGCGTGAGCGGCGTGAGAATCCAATTGTCGATCACCTGGCTGAACAGGCCGTTGTTCGCGAGGTAGCGTTGCGTCTTGCGGATCGCGGCATTCAGAAACACGATCGTGAACGGCGCGGTGTCGGTGAGAATGGCGCCGCCGGCCTGGCGCAGCATGTCATTGACGATAGCTCGGCCGAGCAGCAAAACGTTCTCGGCAATTGGATACGGTCCAGTCTGTACGTCAGCCATAAGAAATGCGACGAGGAGCGGGAGACAACGCCGCAGGCGTCGTCCAGTGTCCTTACTGAGATCAGGTAGCTCAGAAGGCCGACTGCCGCTCCTCGAAGATCGTTCTACTTTTTCTTGCCGACCACCGGCTTCTCGGCCGGCGCCGGCGCGCGCAGTTTCATCATCTGCGCATGCAGATCCGGCGTGATCATGCCGGCGAGCAGCGCGCGATCGGGATCGAACACGTAGCCGCACGGATGGCGGATGATGCCGGGCTTGGCCGGTTCGCCGCAGCCTGGGCACTCCGAAGTTTTCTTGTAGATCTTGTTCCACGGGCGATCTTCGCCAAAATAAGAAGCCGCGATGCGCATGAGCGGGGTGATGTCGTCGATGCGTCCCGCGGCTTCGATGGAGGCTGCCATGCCCAAGAGCCTCCGGTAAGTGGCTTCCATCTTAGTCCGCGCCGCAAGAATCTCTGGCTCGGTGGGCACCTCGTTGCGCGTGAAGAAAACGCCGAGGTTGCTGAGATCGGATCCGAAGCTCCACCACTTGGCGCCGGCGGTGATCGGATTGATGATGTCTTGCGCCAGGAATTCTCCGCTCACGCTGTGCGTTTTCATTTCCTGTTCGACGAAGAAGCTGTCCCGCCACACGCTCGGCAACACCAGCGGCGTGGAATATGGTTGTCCCGGTTCGCATTCGAGGATCGTGAACGTTCCCGCGGATCCTTTCTCGACTACGTGTCGCAGCGAGCCCAGGTTGAAGATGTACACTTTGTATGCTGGATCGGGACTGAACTGCGCGTTGTCCGGTGTGTAGACGAGTGACCCGTTCATGGCCTCCTCGCGCAGTCGCGCTTCGCGTAAAGCAACCACAGTGTCTGGCGGCATAACTTCCTCCTGATTTTCCTGATTTATCGGTGCTGCTTGTGACCGAGGCCCATCTTCTCGACGATTTGATCGCGCGAGATCTTCATGCCTTGCTGCTGCTTCTGCACGCGCTCCATCCAGCGTTCGCGATTCGATTCGTAGCTGCCGGCCACCCCGCCGAACGCCGGCGCGGCGTCCATGTACGCGTCGAAGATCTGTTTCGCGGCGCGCTGCCGTTCCACCAGCATGCGGTTGCGCGTGGCGGCCATGCGCTGTGTGAAGGTGATGTCCTGCTCCTTCAGCAGATTCGGAATGATCAGGTCGATGATCCAATGCGTCAGCGGCATGGCATCGATGATCAGCATGTTGTTTTCGACGCGACGCGTGAACAGGTTGAAACTGGCCGGAAAATACAAGCCGCGCTCCGGATACGGTCCGATGCCTGGCGCGTCCGCTTGCCAATCCCAGGTGAGCTGATACCACACCTCGGGCGTGCCCAGGCATTCCGGCGCTTTCCACACGTCGACGAACCACGCGGGAATTCCGCCATGCTTCAAGATCTGGAACTGGCCGCGCTTCCCGTTGGCGTCGACGCCGTAGGCCAGGTCCACTTCGTTCTGGCCCCACACAATCTTGAAGTTCGGCTGGCCGTAGCGATTCTTTCCGCCGATCGCGCTGACGTGCTCCTGGTATTCGCGAGGACACTCGCGACGTTCCATGCCAGGGATGGTCCAGCTCATTGTGTGGAGACCAGAGCGACGAGCTTCTGCTTGAAGTAGATCTCGTCGTAGCGCAGGATCAGCAACTCTTCACCGTCGATGTTCACTTCGACGGCGCCGTACTTCGAAAATAAAACGATGTCGCCGGCTTTGAGCGGGAGGGGCTCGATCCGGTCGCCGATCAACCGACCTTCACCGACGGCAATCACGCGCCCCTTGCTCGATTTCACTTGCGCGATGTCCGGAACGTGCAAGCCGTGCTTCATGGCCTCGTCATCTTCGAGGCGCTTCAGCAGCACGCGATCGCCCAGAGGTTCAACGTTTTCGATCATAGCCGCGCGCTCACTCCGGTCTTGGCGATGGCGTCGATCAGATCCATGGTGCCCTGGTTCTTCTTGGCCTCGGCGAGCGCTTCGTCGACCTGCTGCAACTGGTACAGCAGCTCGCGCTTTTTCATGGTCAGCAACTCGGTGATGGTCGGACGATGCGGCGCGACGCCCAGGCCGTAGCCGGATTCGATAGTTTTCGCTTGCGCGAGCGCGGCGTCGTAGTGCGGCATGGTTTCCTGCTGCTGCGGTTCCGGTGGGAAATCCGGTACGAATTCTTCGGGCATTGATGTTCTCCTGATTACCTGATTTTGCAGCAGCTCCGCATCCGCCCAGACTGCGGAGCCGCTGCGTGGTGCGACTGAAGGGTAATACAGAATCAGCTGAAGTACCCACTGGGGATTTGCGCATTCTGAATGAACGCCCCGGCACGCACGTTCGAGTTGAACACATTGAACGACGTGACGAAGTAGAACACCGTGGACGCGTTGATGCCGCCAGAGGCGCCGATCGTCGGGAACACCGTCTGCCCGTTCACGTCGTACAGGTCGGAGGCCTTCAACTCGCCGATGCCCCAATACTTCAGGCACAGCGCGTCGACGCGCCCCGGTGTCGCGTGCACGGACTTCACGATGTCGTAACCGACAAACGTCGAAGGCGTGTACTTTTTCAGCATGTCCTGCGAGGAATCGCCTTTAATTTCCTGCTGATTAGTGATGGCCACTTGGATCGCCAGGTTTTCGACTGCCGCTGCCTGGTCCACGTTCATGTACCACACCAGATCCGCAAGAGCCGGCGTTTCGTTGCCGAGTGCCAGAGCAATCTTAGACACGACCAGACGCCCGATCGGGATGGTAATCGCGGCACCGGCAAGATTCACCGTGGGCGTCGAAAGACGTCCAGGGAAGTTGCTGCGCGCCAGGCCGTTCAAGGTGCCGGAATTGCCGTTCACCTGGTAGGCCTTGATGCCCATGATCGAAGTGTTGGCGCCACCCGAGGCGCCGTTCACGATGAGCAAATCTCCCGCGGTGGTTCCGGCCGGAAGCGATTGCGCGCTCCAGACCGTATTCACCACGCCGTCGACGTAGCTGATCTGGAACGATCCGCGCGATACGCCGCCGACGCTTGGGAAAACTTGCACCACCTGGTTGTCGTAAAACTGGTTGGCATTCGAAACAACGATGTTCGAGAAAGACGGTCCCGCAGGTCCGGTTCCGGAGTTCGGCGTCGTCACTGTCGCGAGCGTGCCAGAGCCGTCGCCCTGCAGGTCCGCATCCAGATTCGATTTGAACTGCTCCAAAGTATGCGTGAACTCGGAAGCCTTCACCTGGACGCGAGACTTTTTTCCAGTCTCCGTCGACCAAAGTGCTTGCGCCGTGATTTCGCATGCTTCGGAGAAACTGATCGGCGTCAGGAACTGCGCGGCATAGAGAGATCCCGTGCCGCGGCCCATGTCGCCGCCGTCTGCCGAGAACTGCTGGTGCGTCGATCCCGCCGCGATGCGCATCGGCACGCGAAGAGATGGACGCCCTGTGGGATCGTACGTGGAGCCCGAGCCGCCGCCTGTCGATGTCGACATCGGCAACACGCGCCCCGCTTTTTTCAGTCGCGCGTACAGCGTATCTTCCGTGAGCATCAAGTCCGGAATTTCTTCGCGGACCGTCTCCAGTTCGACCGCTTGTACCGCGGCTTCGTTGAGAGCAGCCATGTGGCTACTCCATGTATGTGGACTTACCCCGTGCGGTTTCGCTGCCTGAGTCAGCCGGCTTCGCTGCTGCCGTGTGTTGCGGTGGTAGTGGTGTCAAGAGTTCTTGACACTTACTGCATTGCGTTGCTCGAGGCGCGAGTTTTCCGGTTTAACGAGACTCCGACTCGATCGCGATCCGCGAGAACGCAAAATTTTATTTCGCCGCTGCCGGCACCGGGTTGCCGGATTCATCCACCCACGTCGCATTGTCGTTCGAGTAGATGCGATGGCCGGTTTTCGGATTGAACGCGAAGTACGTATAGCTCACGTACCCCGGCGGCAGGTTCTGCACGCCCGGCGGATTGGCTTTCGGAGCCGGTCTTACTTGTGGACTTTTGCGGCCAGCCATGTTCCGAAACTCCAGCCGGCGCCGGCGAGAAACGCGTACACCAGCACCACTAGCGCTTGTAGGCCTGTGAAATGATCAGGCATAACCCACCCCCGTACGAAATGTACGAAATGTCACCACCTGGCGAGGCGACCGTCTTTCAGATAGGCCTGGCCGTGTCCGAGGGTCATCGAGCCGAGCCACGCGGCTTTGTCCGTGCGATTGAAGTCCACGTCCGCGGTTTTCGGCCGGCCGGCAACCGTGCGAGTTCCCGTTCGTCCGGTGCCGGCCGACGACGGCGATCGACGCCCCATGCCTGGCGCCTGACCGCCGCCCAGGAGATTAAACTCGCGTACCAGTTTTTTCACCACGCCCGAGGCCTTGGCGCGCGCCGCGGTGACGATGAAGCGTACCGCGCGATCGTGATTGCCGGCGTTCATCACCGACTTGTAGTTGTCGGCGTAGCCTTTCGCGGTGTTCACCTGGCTGGCGAGCTCCTCGTTGATGGCTTTCCGGAGCCGGTTGCCCACGTTCACGCTGATCTTTTTGCCGGCCAGCTCAGAGCGCAGCAGCTGATTGATGTGCGCCATCATCTGGGTGTTGACGTCGTTGCGAATGCGCCCGTAGAACTCACGGGTGCGCTCGGTCTGTATCTCCTGGCGCTCGTTCTCGAGCTTGTCGCGTTCGCCCTTCAGTGGATCCGGCGCTTTGGCGCGCGAGGCGAAGTTGCGCAGATCGAGCAGAAACTGCTTCAGCTCGCCAAAGTATTTGCCGATGTCTTCGAAGCGTTCGCCGGCGATCGCGGATTCGAGCGCGTTGACGGTGGCCAGCACGCCGGTGCGATCGAGCGCCTTGTACATGGGCATGGCGAGCGCGCGATCGTGCGCCGCGAGATCGAGCGCTTCGAGCTTCTCGAGTGCCGGCCCGACCAGCGCTTTGAAGCCGTCCGGATATTCTTTCGCCCAGGTTTCCACTAGCACCGGATCGCCTTGCTGGAAACCTTGCTCCATCATGCGGCTGGCTTCGACTTCTTCGGCCATCTCGGCGATGGCTTCCGGACCGCCATGGGTCTCGAGGAGCTCCGCGGCCGAGCGCAATTGCTGCAGGCCTCCGAGCTTGCCGAGCTGCGCCTGCTTGAACAGTGCGTCCGAGATTTGCCGCTCGAGTTGCGGATAGCGTTTCGCGAAGTCTGGATTGGCTTCGCTCAGCTCTCGGATGGCTCTTCGGATTTGGGTGGGAAGAGCCCTGGCGGTTCGTTCGTCGCCTGGTCTTCGCTCACCTTCTCCTTCTTCGCCTTCGGAGCGCGCTTCACCGCTCTCCGAACCTTCCCCTTGGCCTTCGCCTTCGGTTTCTTCGCCACCTTCGCCACCTCCCAACTCTTCTTCTGCGGTGCCTGATCCACCGCCGTCATCTCCGAGCAGACCGAGTTCTTCGCCATCCATGTAGCCTCCTGATGTTCCTGATTACCTGATCTCTACTGCACCGGCGGTGCGCCGTTGGGCTTGGCCGGCGGCGCCGCAGCTCCTGGTGCTGCTGGCGGCGCGCCAGGCAGCATTGGTGGCGGCTCCGCGACGTCGCCGGGACCGAGGGTGATGCCGGCCTCTTTGGCCAGCTGGATCTGGCCGGCCGGCGGCAGATCCTTGAAGTTCAGCGATTGCGACACCGGCTTCTGCGGTGTGGGCTGCGCTTGCGCTTGCTGCGCGGCGAGCGCGGCTTTGTGTTCCTGGTAATGCAGCTTCACATTCGCGAAGCCGTCTTTGTTCTGCTCCGCGGCTTTGATTCCCGCCGGCGTGTTGGCCCAGGTCTTGATCTCGGCCATCTCATTGGCGTGGTCATCGAACTCTTCGTCGATCGGGATCGAGCTTACGAGCGGCGGAATCTTTGCCGCGGCCTCGGCGAGCTTCTGCTGCGCGAGGAGGATCTGTTCCGGCGGCGTGCCGGGCGGCGGCTGCAACTGGCTCATGCCCTGTTGCGCTTCTTGGATCTTCGGATTCGGCAGCGGTGCCGCCTCGAGCAGCAGCATGGTTTCGCCTTGCTGCTTGGCGGCCGCGGGAGCTCCAGGAATAATCAGTTCGGGCAGGCCGGTCTTGTCTTTGGCGATCGCCAGATTCCGCGGGATGGCCAAGATCGCTTGCAGCACCGGATTGGTGGCCGCCGCGGTCATCAACTGCGTCCACACCGAGCGTTGCGCCACCCAACTCTCGGGGAAATTTTCGTCTGTGTCCGGATAGCAGCGGATGTTGCCCTTCAGATCTTCCGGATTGACGTTCAGCTTTTCTTTGACGCCGCCGGCGGCCGGCACTTCTCCGCTCATCGGCGAATTGCGGAACTTCGCAGCGCACTGCACCGCCTGGCGAATGATCTTGGCATAGCTGGCTTTGATATTGCGCCAGGTCAGGCCCACGCGGCCGAGCGCCTGGTCGCGTTGGATCTGCATGCCGCCCATGGTGTCCGGTTGGCCTTCTTGGCCTCCGAACAATGCCGGGAAGGCGCCGCACAGAAACTGCGAGAACTCTCCGAATAAGCTCTGGATATACAAGAGCAGGCCTTCGGCCAACTGGATCTGCGGCTCGACGAAGATATTGCCGGCGAGATCTTTGTCCGGCCGGCGTTTCATTTTCACGTACTGATTCGGTTTGCTGTTCAGCTCCGAGAGCGCTTGCGCATCGATCGCTTCACTGTCCACCCACTTGATGGGGATCAGGTGCATGAAGCTCTCGTGCACCAGGTCCATGCAATCGTTCAGCTTTTCCTGTAGCGGGATCAGCGGCGATCCGAGTGCCGGGCGGTGCATGCCGTCGCCTGGCCGCGAATGCGTGAGCGTCAGGTGATCGTCCATTAGCTCGCGGCGCGCTTCGACGATGCAGTGCCCGACGATGCCGACGTAGCAGCCTTTCGGAAACGTGTCGTACAGCCACTGGCGCTTCGGCTCATCCTCGATCTCGCGATAGAACGCCGGGCGGAACCAGCACAGCTGCTCGGTGCTCAAATAGGTCATCGCGTCGTTGGTCATGTTCGACGGACGCATGCCCATCATGATGGAGGTGCGCGCCAGGCGCGCGTATTCCATCTCCGCGGTGAGCGTTTGCATGGCTTTCAGCTCATCCGCTTTGCGCGGATACTTCGTCTTCATGCGCGTGAGATCGCGTTCGCGGCTGATGATTGCGAAGTCGCAGGCCTCGATGGAGTTCGCCTGCATGGAAAGTTTGCTCTCGAGCGACCCAAGCATCTCGATGACTTCCTGGCCGCGCGGTTTTCCGCGTGGAAAACTTTCCGTTTCTTCGCCGGCTTTTTCTCCCACCTGCGGCAGGTAGGCGAGCTCGTCGGAGATTTCCGATTGCGTTTCGTAGCCGAAGCGCTGCCCATCGATGACGTAGTGCGTGTATGCGAGGCAGCGGCCGTCGGTCCACAGGAAGCGGCACAGTTCTTCCTGCTGCACGATCATGTCGTTCTGCCGCTCGATCAGCTTGCGCGCGTTGTCGGAAGATTCCGACGCCGTGACGTCAGAGGGATTCGTCGGATCGTCAGGCTCAAATCGTACGGATGGTGTGCCGGCCGTCAGCGAAGCGACGATGGTATCGCCGAACGCCAAGTAGATATTGGTCTCTTGATTGTGATCATCGTAAGACTGGCCGCCGACCAAGATAAGCTGCGGCAAGACCCACGCGCCGTTTTTTCCGGGCAGCAGATACTGATTGCCGCGCCAGAAGTAGCGCGCCTTCCACGCGTCACGAACTTCCATGCGATACGACGTGAGATCCCGCTGCGACGCTTTGTTCGCGAGCGTTTTGAGGATGCCCTCTTTGTCTTCGCGGCTGAAGCCGCTATCGTCTTCCTCATCGAGATCGACGCGATCCTCTTCGGTGACCGCATCAACTTCGCAAAGCTCGCCCGGTTCGAATTCCTCCTGTTCTTCCTCGTCGTCTTCCTCGCGCTCATCGCGATCGAGCGGTTCGTCAGCCATGCTTTGCGCTCATGAACGCCAGCGCCAGCCGTGCGCGGTGCCCAGTCTTTCCGGACGCATGCTTTTTCTTTTCCGCGTATGCACGTGTGGACATTCCTGCTCGTTGCGCCGCGGCTTTGAACACGCCCTTGGTGCCGCGGTGCGCGATGCCTTTGGAAACTTTTTGCATCCATCGTTCTGCCACGGTAGGATTCACCTCCTATGCGAGTGATCAGGGACTGGCATGGCAGGATTCTCCCCATCCACGGACACACGCGAAAGCGCGTGATGTCTCCCACTTACCAAACTTGGCGCGGCATGATTCAACGCACGACGAATCCGAAGGCCGCGAACTTTCCGCGTTTCGGCGGCAAGGGCATCAAGGTTTGCGCTCGTTGGCGAAAATCTTTTCTTCACTTCCTCGAGGACATGGGCGATCGTCCACGCGGGATGACACTCGATCGCCGCGATACGCGTAAGAACTACTGCAAATCAAATTGCCGTTGGGCTACCCATCATCAGCAGATGCTCAATCGCAAGAATGTCGGGCGGCCGCGTAAGAGTTAGCCAGCCGGCCGCCGCTCTTGAAACTGCCGCGCCCGGCATACGCGCCGCCGAGGCCGGTGGGCAACGGAATCTTGCGATCGGGCACCACTGCTTCACCCTGGTGCAATTGATATTCGCCGGCGCCAGCTGGTGCGCGAGTGGTGGTGGGCTCGGGCGCCTTCGATCGGTAGAAGCTCAACACGTGCGCGGGAATCACGGTCTCGCCGCCGTGCATCTTGTACACGCCGGTCTGCGGCACCAGTCCGCCCTCCTGGAATCCCTCGACGCGATGCAGCGGCGCATTCACGTTCGCTTGCATCGCAGCGAGATACGGATTGTCACCGCCGCGGCCGCCGCCCAGGTGAATGCCTCCTTGCTTTGGCGCCTTCGGTGCTACCGTCGGCGTGAGGGCCGCGCCGACATCGCCGGCGGGAGACAAGCCGGGCGCTGCGCCTGCGGAAAATTCCGGCGCCGTCGATCCGCCTTCTTGCATCGAGCCTTTCGGATACGGAATGTGATGGCCTTCTTTGCGCGCCATGCCGATCTGGATAGCCGTAGCTTGCGCGGGATTTTTGACGATGGGACCGCCCGGTCCCGAGTGCAGTTTGTGTTCTCGGTACAGTTTCTGAACTTCAGATGCTGGCATTGTTTAGAGCAGTGCGTCCTTGATGCGGCGATCGCGCTGCCGCTTCACCTTGGCCTGATCGTTTTCGTTGTCGTCGAAATCGAGCGAGTCGTCCTGGGTCACGCTGGTCGGCGTGCCCACGCTCAGATTCACGATACGCCCGAGCACCGCGCCATCCGCTCCGGTAAACCACACCTCGTGCGCCGGCACGGCCGGATCATTTAACACCTGAAAAATCTGCGGCTGCAGGATGGTGTAGGGCACTAGCTGCGGATACAGGCGCGCATTCACGCGAGCGACAAACGACTGCGGAAAGCGATTAAACCCGGCGCGAATCATGGCCTGGCTCAGCACCGCGCCGTTGGCGTTGATGTTTTCACCTGTGGACATGAATCGCTCCAGACCGGAAAATTTCTCATCCGTTTCATCGCGCTGAATGTACAGCGTCAGCCCGCCATTGTGTTTGACGTATCTAGCGGTGCTCATCGTTCGAACTCGTTGCAGCAACCTTGCTGTTCGACCAGGCCTTCGACTTCTTCGCACGGCGACAGCGGATCGCGCGGATGGGCCATGTGTTTACAGCTCATGCAGTGGGTGTCGCCTTGGTCGGTGTAGCCGGCTTCGCCTTTGCTGATTTTGGTGATGCGCCAGGTATGCTCCAGACGAGTTGGATGCGGAACACCGTTGACGTACAGTCCACAGACACCTCCAGCGGCGATGTCTCCAGTAACCTCCAAACACTCGCCCGTATTGCGAACGAATTTCCAGCACGCCCCGCAGCGTGCGCCGCCGGCGCGATGGATCGATGCAGGTTTGAAGTAGAGAACCGCGGCTTTGGAATCTTTGTGCTCACTCATCAGTGCCATTCGCAGGTGATCGTCGGCAAGATCAGCAGATGCCCGACGACCAGGTGCTCGAAAACTTTCTGCAGCATCAACATGTGCTCCTCCGGAAGAACAAACACGGCCTCCCATCCGCATTCACACTTACTCGTCAGCACACCGGCCACGGCCGGCGAAAGCGTGATGCGGTGCAGGTTGGTCCACTCCGGAGGAGCCAAAGGATCACCTCATCAAGCCGATGTCTGATCCGCCCATCCCGCCGCGATCTTCGGCGCCACCGGCTTCGCCGGCGACTTCGTAATCGTCCTTGCCCATATCGCCGAGGTGCTCGGTGTCTTCCATGGCGTGCGCGCCGTGCGCGTGCGCTTCTTCGAGCGAACCGTGATCGGCGTGATGCACGTGGCCGTCCTCGTGGTGGGTCACGGAGTGATAGCCGTCGGGCGTCTTGTGCACGTGATGGCTGTGCGCCGGCCCGTGTTCCGCGACCACCTGCTTGATTTCGTCGTGGCCGCCCATCTCATGCACGCCGCCGGATTCGCCTCCGGTGGGCTTGGGTTTCTTCTGGCCTTTCGCCGGCTTCTTGCCTTTGGCCTCGTTGTAGCGATCGACCATCTGGCGATTGCCGCTCATTTTTCCGTCGAAGCTGTCAGCTCCCCGCATTGGTGTCCTCCTCGAGATTGATGTTCAGCTGGCCGGCCTCCACCGCTTTCACCTGGTCGGCTTCGCTCAGGTTGGCCCACTTCCGTTGCACTTCGCGCCACGGCAAACGTGTGCCGGTGGTCAGTTTCTCGAGCGCACCGCCAACGTTCGGACGCTGGTCCGTGCGCGTCACGTATTCGTGCTGCGCCGGCGCCTGCGCCTGGCTCATGATGGCGAGCTCGAGTCGCTCACACTTGCCTTGCAGGAATTCCAGATCCTTGCGCTGCTGTCCCACGATGCGCTCGAGAAGCCGCAACGCGCGTTCAACGCCGGCGCCGCCGATCGATGGTGAAGATCGCGTCCGAGTGCTGCGCTTTGGCCTGCAGCTCGAGGTAGCGGATGTACTTCTGGCTGTTCGAGGAGATTTTTTGAATCTCCCGCTGGTAGCGGACCTCGGCGGGAATTTCTTCGGCGTTGGCATAGCTCATCAGACCGTAGCGGAACGATTCGCAGACGTCGAGATAAAGTTCGTTGCCTTCTTTCGCGGCGTCTTCGATGTTCTTCTCATCGCGCATTAACTTCGGGATGGAGTCGATCACATCCGGACAGTTGTCGAGTACCGCGACACCGTCAGTGTCCAGGAGGGTGTAGCAGAGGCGCCAGCCGTCCACACGACGGTTGTTGGCCCGCTCCGGACGAGGTAGCTGCTGTTCGACGAACACATCACCCATCTTGTCGGCGATGCTGTGGAACTGATCGATCTTGCTGAATCGGTCAGGGGAAAGATATATATAGCTGACATGATCCGGCTTTTCTCCGGTGTGATTCGCCCCGCAGATCTTTTCCGCCACGAGCTGTTCGTTCATTTGCCGCAGTACAAGCTGGCGATAGCAGAGGATCACCGTGCGTCGAGCTTCGCGATCGAGTTCCGTCCGGAGTCGTACGCGGGTCCACCACAGCACCACCGTCGCGTGTTCAAAGCCCCAGTCAATCGACATCCACCGCGGCTGCCAATCCTCGAAGCAAACCTGCTCGAAGCGGACTACGTGGCGCGCGGGATCCCAGTTCTGAAAGAATTGCCCGGCGAGAATATCCCACGAGCCGGGGATCCAGGCCTGCCGCAGGATGGGATCGACGATGGACTCGAGCGTCGCGATGTAGTTCTTGTCATTGCGATAGACGAAATTGTCCGCGTAGGTCGAGTGCACCGCCTGATAGTCGCTTGGATCGTAATTGAGAGCCATCTCGCCGACTGGCTTTTTCGTGATCCACAGTGCTTTGACCCACCCGCTGCCTTTGCCGTTCGGGTTGGTGCCGCCAGCCATGCGCGGCCGCACCGCGTACTCGCGGTTTTCAAACCAATAGGTTTTAATCGGGCAGCGGTTCGACCCTTTGAGGAAGTCCCACTGGCGATATGTGAACTGTGTGAGTTCTTCCCAACCGATGAACACGAACTCCGCGCCCTGGTACTGCAAGAGATCGGCATCGTTCTTGATGTGGCCGAAAAAGAGTTTCGAGCCGTTGTGGAACGTGACGATGTGGCGGCTGGCGTTGTAGCGCCAATAGAAGTGCCGCGGGACCGTCTTCGTGAAGAGATCCTCGATCCCGCCTTTCTCCATCGATGTAAGCGTCCGCCGTACGAGTAGGCAGTTCGCGCCAGGGATCAGCAAACACTGCCCGATCGCTTCCCACAGCAAGCTCGTCGACTTGCCGCCGCCGCGGCCGCCTTCAAACAGCGGATACTTCGAGTCGCTTTCGTGGAACTCGCGCTGCTTCGGTTGCGGCGTGTAGTAGCGCGAGATGTCACTGAATTGGGACATGCCGCGTCACGATCTGGCGCATGTCGAATTCGGGCGCAGTGGTCGACTGCGCCTGATCCTCTGCGTTGATCGGACTCTTCGCCGGCCGGCCGAACATGTAGAAGCACGCCAGCTTGAAGGCGCTGAAGCGGATCTCGGAATTGCGGTGGTGCAGAAAAAACCGCCACTGCTTGATCATCTCGTCTTCCGGAAGATTGTTCTTCAGCAGCACGCGAATCGAGTACGTAGCCCAGTTCGGTTGTCCTGGCGCACGGCCCGAGCGCGGCACTTTGGCGTGTCCCGGTTTGAAACTGCCACCTGATTTTCCCACTTACAATCCTCCTACGTTGGGCGACTGCAGCAGCTTGGCCCACATCGTTCCTGGTCCACCGGTAAACGCGGTGGTGTTCACGCGCGCGAAGCGTGCGTTCTGCGGCACCGTGCCGATGATCGATCCGGTCAGCGTGGTCTGCGAAGTGCCAACGATGGTGTACTGCGCGTCGACATCATCGACCGCGGTTTCCAGTTGCAGCGCGACCGTGGCCGCCGTGCAGGCCCACACCATACTGAGTAACTGTCCGCCGGCGGGATCGAGCGCGAACTGCAAACCTTTCCCGACTACGGTAGTTTCGCCGACGTCGGTCATGATCTGCACGACCTGGCCGCCGTCAGGCGTTTGCGTGAAGGTGGCGCCGCCGGTCGAGTAGCCGATGGTGCCGATGCCTTGCGCGTTGATGGTCACGGCAGTGAGTGCGACCGAAGCCACGTTCACGCCGGTCGCGGTGCCAGTGACATTCACGAGCGCGCCAACCGCGGGAATATTTCCTTCCACCATCTTGACGTTGAGCACCACGGCGCCGGCGGTGTCAGTGACGCCGGTGATGTACATGCGCGCCGGCTGCTGTCCAAGCGGAAAGCTGCCCCAGGAATACGACGGCAGTCCGATGGTGAAGCCGCGGCGCGGGGTGATACTGGGCGGAACGGTCACGAATGGCGGCATGTCATCCTCCTGGCCCTTGCGGACCTGCCGGCCCACGCGGCCCAACCGATCCTGGCGCGCCTTGCGGACCGAGATCGCCCTTGGGACCAACGGCGCCGCGTTCGCCTGGCAAACCTTGCGGACCGCGTTGCCCGGTTTGTCCTGGCGGCCCTTCCGGCCCACGATCGCCTTTTTCTCCCGAGGCTCCGGTGTGGCCAGTCGCGCCGGCGGGACCGGCGGGACCAACGGCACCTCGATCACCGCGCAAGCTCTTCCACTGGCCGCTCGGTGCCAGCATGCGCACATCGCGCCCGACGAACCACAGATCGCCCGGCTTGGCCTCGCGCGGCTCTTCTTCCTGCTCGAAGGTTTCCATCGGACCGCCTGGCAATCCGCGTTCACCTCGCGGACCAGGCGTGCCGGCGGTGCCTTCGCCAAGCTGCGCGCGAATTCCGTGTGTATCCACGGCGTAGATCTTTCCATCGAGTGCGCGATAGATACGCAGCGCGCCGTTCTCGGGCGCCGGCGGCGGCGGAATAGCTTTGAGGTCGATGCAATCTTGGAAGCTCATACGGTCCACGTCAGCAGCGGCGGCGTTTGTGTCGACGGTGGCTGCAGCGCCTGCCACGCTGCGAGCAGCAGCGGCGTCATGGTGTTCTGGTAGAGAATCGCGGTGGGCTGGTTGATTACCTTGAACCAGGTGGTCACGACAACGGGCACACCGTCGACAGTGGCGTTCACGACCACGGCCGGATCGGGATTGCCGGCCGTCGGTCCGGTGGTGCCTGGCGGCAGAATCTGCTGGCTGGTGATGACGTAGGTGTGCGCCATTTTATTCTTCCGTTCCGCAACACGTGACGCGCACGTTTCCGGCAGTGAGCGCCGCGGACAAATTCACGTTCAGCACGTTGTTGATGGTCGACGAAAGAATGCCGTTGCCGAGATCGGTCCAGCCGGAATCGTACCATCCGGCAAACACCGTGCCGGCGGTGGTGGGCACGAACAGGTCGTGCGCGATGTTGACGGCCACGGCGGCATCCTGAAACGAAATGGTCAGCACCGCGCCGGCGCCGAGCGTGGCGTTTTCGGTGACCATCACGCGGTAACGCATCAGCCGGAATTTCTTTCCAGCCGTCGGCGTCCACACCGCGGTATTGCCCGAGGCGGTGGCCTGCGCCGTCTTGAACGTATTCGGCGTGCGCAGCATGTTCATCACGTTCGTGCCGACGGATACGCCCAGGCCCACGCCTAACCAGCCGGTCACGATGGCGCTTGCATTGTTCATGCCGATCGGCATGTAGCAGGTTTGCGCATCCGCGATGCCCGACCCGGACATCAAGGCGGTAGGCACGGGAGAAGTCGGAAAAGCACCGACAACCTGAATGCCGATCTGCGGCGGCTGGTTGCAGGCCGTGACCGCGAGTTCCACGGTCGGCGTGTTCGCCGTGTTGTTGGACATCTGGATCTTCCAGTAGCGCTGCCGGATGGCCAGAACGACCTGAAATTCGCCGGGGTTCAGGGTGTTGTTCGCAAAAATCGTGTTTTGCGTGTTCGTGTTGCTGGTATCGTCGGTGGCGAATACGACGAGCGCGCTACCCATGGAGATGGCGCCGCTGTTGTTGGATTGGGAGATCTCGAGGAACACCGTACCGTCGAGCGTGGTGTCGTTCCATCCTGAATCGAAATACGGCGAGGTATTGCCGGGAATCGCCGCAGGCCCGAAAAGAATCGAGCCGGATTTGCGGATGCGTTCGTTCAACGCGTTCGAGGTGGTGCCGAGCGGATTGGTGCCATCAAACAGTTCCACAGGCAGAGCGGCCGCGGGAGTCGCGGCCACGGTGTTGCCCGCGACCTGCGTGACGTTGACCGCGCCACCGCCGCCGCCCGATCCGGTCGTGCGGATCTCTTCTGTGGCGTCGACGGTGATGCGCAGCGCGTTGGGAATCGAAGCCATCAGAGTGACGGTTCGACGGTGTAGTAGGCGGTGATGTGCAGCGTGCCGTTGCCGGTGGTGGGATTCGCAGTGGCTTTGCCGATGTTCAGCGGCGCATTGTCTTCGGTCGGCGGATTGCCGGCGGTTCCGGTGATGCCGGCGCCAGCCGCGGAGGCCAGGAAGTCCAGCATCTGCGTGCGACGATTCGGCGCGGTGGTCACCAGGATGATGTTGTTATTCGCGAGCGCGGCCGAGATGTTGGCGCCGACGGTGAACGAAATGGCGCCGCCGCCGCCGTCCACATACGCCGCCGCACCGGCGAGCATGCGCAGGATCAGCGTGCGCGGCACGATCATCCAGCCGGTGATGCCAGGCGCCGGCACGATGGTCACCGCGGTAGTGAACAGCGCGAGAATCTGCGCGGAGGTCAGCGTGACGTCGGCGACTTGCAAGCCAACCGATCCTTGCGGACCTACGGCAAAGTCAGGGCCAGCCTGGCCGCCTATAAAATTCGGATTCAGCATCGGGGTCAATGCAGGTGCAAACGGTGGTGCCATTCTTTTTTCTCCTTATCGATCGGTGACCAGTTCGAGGACCACGTAGCCTCCGGAATTGCGCGGCTCCCACCACTGCGTGACACGCGCATACAACTTCGCGGACGTGAAGTGCCGGCGCTTGCCGGTGCCGCGCGCGCGCAGCGTGAGATCCCGGCCGTGCATCGTCAAAGCCTTCTCGATGGGAATGCGGCCGATGAAGAATCCGTAAGCGTCGAATAGTGGAACGGTGGGAGACACTTCAGGCGTCCTGTTTTCTCCGCATGTTTCGCCCCGCGGAGGCCCATGTAGGGTAGGCGCCTGATGACCTGATGACTCGAGAGATTAAGCGTTGTCTGGATCGCGCGTCAAGGTCGGCACGTACGAGACTTGCGTGTTCTTAAACCGCCGGCTCGGCACGGAGGCCTCCTGGATGAGCTTGGCGCCCTGGTGCGCGTCGCATAAACTCCCGCCGGCCTTGCGGATGCGATGCTTCGAGCACATTGGCAGAGTGCAGCCAGGGAACTGGCAGCGATGGATCCCAGGCATCGCGCACTTATAGCAGCTCGGATCGCCTATCGGATGAAATATGCGCGGCTTCGACTGCTGCGCTTGCGGAATCCAGTTGCGCGTGGGTCGTTTCGTTTTACTGCCGCGGCGTTTCATCGCCAGTACACCACGGTTGAGTGATGCTGGCCTTCGTGGCCGTCGACGAGATCGCACTCGAGCTGCACGGGCACGCCATCGATTGTGGCTTCCCAACGTTCCGTGCACTTCAGCTGCGGATGCGGATCTTCTTTGGGCGTAGTCCAGCCGCGGCCGAGGCCCAAGCGATCGCGGATGATGCGCAGGATGTCACTCATGGTCCACCCTCCACCCGGCGCACCGATTTGTAGTCACCGCTCTCGATCTGATCGGCGATGCGATCGATGTTCTGCTCGACCGAGAGCCGGCCGAAGCGGATGGCGTTAGCAATCTCGCGCGCGGTGATCGAGGCGCCCAGGATCCAGCCGAGCCCGAGAGCGCCGGCCAGCAGCAAGAAGGAAATAAAAAAGAGGAATGCGCTCATGGCTTGCTCTTGTTGCGATGCGTCGGCGTGCGGCCGATGTCGTAGACCTTGCGCAGCACCGCATCGCGCAGATCCTCGGCGAAGTCTTCGCAGGCCTGGCGATCGGCAGCGTCATCGAGCTTGTGACTGAAGATCAGCACCTGTGTGCGTACGAAGTCGGCGAGCTTGCGAGAAGCGACTTTGAATTCCATGTGCTATGGTGAAGACGGCCGTGGCGCAGCGACGAGTTACTTCGATGATCACGCCAAACGATCCTCGGCGCGAACGTTCCCGGCCGTCTCCCTCCTCTCAGTTGGTCTTCGCAGTCACTACCGGATCGGACGTAGCGTCATACGGTGACGGAAATGCGCCGCCACCTCCACCACCGCCTGGACCTGGTGCGCCGCACGGTCCACCGCCGCTCGAGCACGGCTGGCCGGCCTGGCCGACGATGTAGTCGCCGGCCTTGGCGATCAGATAGCCGAGGATCCCTTCGCAGATCGGACCGCACGCTTTCGGTGACGCCGGCGCGATCGAGAATGCCGATCCGCCGCCGCCGCCGCCAGGCTCACTCGGAACGCCGTGCAGGCTGACGAGGATCCATACGATCGGAACCATCGACAGCATGAACAGCAACGACATACCAACGATTGTCTTTCGGTTCATTGCGACTTCTCCTTTCGAACAGTTGACTGGGGAGCTTTCATCGCGGTACAGCCTTTAGCAAACGATAGTAGCGGTGCGCCGTATTCAGATCGAAACCGTATTTCCGCGCAATCACGATGATCGCGCCGATGCGTCGCTCGAGTTCGTCGGCAAGCGCGGCCCCGATGCGTTCTGCTTCACGATCCATTTCTTTCGACAAAGCAAAAGCGCGCCGTGGATAATGCCCGTCGTCAAGCAATTCCGCGAAGCGCCAGATCATGCGTTCGTAGCGGGTGATGCGCAGCTTATTCACGTCGTCCTCCGCTGCAGATTGTCCGCCTGGTTCCACCACTCGAAGTACGCACGCGCAGTCTGACACGAATGGTTGCCGTGGTGGCCAGGATCTTTCGTGCAGCGCACCTGGAAGATCCCGACGCGTTTGCGCTGCGCCGGCGTGAGCTCCTCGAGCTGCTCACGGCCAGGGCGCAGCATCAGCACGCCGCAGATGGGCCGCTTATCCATGCTGTTCGTCCCACGTTTTCGCCGGCGGTTGTTTGGCGATGAACTCGAGCAGCATCTTGATCATGTCCTCGCGGTCGGCGTTCGATACATAGGTCATCTCGCCACGCTCGCCGAAGCTGAACAGAAACAGCGCGAAGCCCCACTTCTCGCCGGCGAATTTTTTATTGTTCTGTGCGGTGGCGCGACCGAGCGCTGCGGCGATGTCGCGCGCAGTCTGTTCCATCAGGCGGATGCGTTCCGGATCGACGGGATATTCTTTCACGGCTCACTTCCTTTCCCGCTGGAGCGCGGCGCGTGTACGCTCGCACAAATCACATCCACACGACCACATACCGCGACCTTCAGGACTGTGCCCACCGTCCAAATATTCTTTCAGCAAGTCCCGCAACTCCCCGGCTGGCTGCGTTGGTGCGGCTGCAGCCCACACCGGTTCTGCCGTGAACTCGATCTCCACAAGATTTTCTCCTTGTGTCGGCACGTCGTGGAAAAAGATGGTCGCTTTCATTTCGATCGCTCCTTCACTGCCAGCTCGAGCTTTTGAATCGCCTGGCGCATGAGCTCGAGCGCATCGAGCAGCTTGTCGCTACTCGCCGGCGCGCGTGGAATCTGCGCACGCGGCACGCCGTTGCTTTTCTCGGCCTGGCGCTTCTTGCAATTGTCGAAGTGCGCCTGAAAGCGATCGTTGCCGAGATCCTCCATCGGCATCGGTTTGTCGTTGTGCGTCTTCCACCACACGATCGGCGCGCCACAATGTTTGCATTCCGCCTCGGTCTCGCGGCGATAGCCGGCGGCCTCGAGTAGCTTCGCGAATTGTGGTAGTGCGGGATTGATGCTCATTTCGGTTTCTCCTTTTCGTCGGACAGATGGAATAGATCGTTACACCTTTTTCGCGGGGAAATGGTGCGCACGCGCTGTCGTGGCCGCGGCGCCAGGCGGCAGTACTTGACGTGGCGTTTCAGCTCGTGGAGGGGCAAATCTCGTCGTCGGCACCAAGGGCAGAAGACGTCCATGTCAGCGTTCCGAAGCCGGCAGTTTGGGGCAGGTAAAGCGGATGTGCGCAAGGATCTCTTTGGGAGGATCAGTAGGACGGGGTTTCTTGCCACACCAGGGGCACTGGGGCTCGGGTAATCGCCATCCGGAATCATTGGGGTAGTGCTGCCGAAACCAGCCTTCTACGAGCTTGCTGTGCATGGATCCTCCTGATCGGACCAGGCCGCAACTTCTCTCGGAAAAGCCGCCGCTCATCGAGCGAGAGCGGCTTTTCCCGAGCTCGAGGGGTGTGAGGCGCCTCTCTCATACCTTTTCTCTATAGGTGTGAGACCTGAGACCCCCCCCCTCTCACACCCGTGTGAGACCCCCGTGTGAGACCCCTTAAAGCCGGCGTGCCTGGGCGCGATAGCGTTGCATCGAGCTCTTGCCGATCCCT